GAAGGGTTTTTTATTCCTGGCGAATGTCACGTTAAAATACTCTGGGACGCAAGTGGCGGAGAGCTAGTAGGATACGAAGCATTAGTTGACGAGGAAGGTAATCAACTCGCTGACGAGACAGGCCAGCCCGCAATAGATGAAAGCAAACCTGTAATGAGTGGGGCGATATTAACCGAGGTAACATCAGGATTTGATGTATTTATTGATAAAGGTGCGAGAACCATAGAAGAATCTGTTTTTGTTGGCGTGAAAAAGATGGTTCAGACTTCTGAATTGAAGTTGATGGTTAATAATGATCCGACTTTCACAGCAGAAGAAAAAATAGATAGAATTGCATATATAGATGCAGCTAGTAAAGAAACATACTCAGTGTTTAACCCTTTGGATACGACTGTTAATTATCCAGACGATCAGACACTTACTAAAGAATATTATTACAGACCGAGTATAGAATATCCTCTTGGATATTTTTACATAACCACTTCCGCAGGAATCCTATGGGAAGGCGAACTACAAACTGACGAAAAAGGAAAACCCGTATTCCCAATTAAGTCCGCTCTATGCGACGAATTTGAAGGTTCGCCTCGTGGTTATTCTCCGATGAAACAGGGTAGGCCAGTACAGGCCGAGATAAACAGAGCGTCTAGCAAGATTGCCGAGACACAGATTACTTTAGGTGACGACAAGATTATTACCCTACAAGGAACTGGATTAACAGAAGGCGAGAAACTAAACGGTATAAGACAGATAAAAGTATCTAACGCTATTAATTATCAGGTAGTAGAAGGTAGAAGTGGCGAGCAATACTTAGGTTACGTTACTAACCAGATTAAAGAGCTATATACGATAATGGGTATCCAGGATGAATCTGAAGAAACCCAACACGCCCAGGATATTACATTAAAACTGTATATGTCCATGAAGGATAAGAAAAAGTTTACCTTCTATTCAGATAAGATTGAAAGATTCTTAGTTGATTGGGCCGATGCAGTAGTTAGGCTATATAAAGCTAATCTAAGAGATGATGCCTTGGTTAAGGCTGTAGGCAGTAACGAGGCTATAAACGTAGAAGAATTTAAGAACGTAAACGATATGTGTTACGACATAAAGGTTGTACCTCTTAATGATGACACAGAAAGCGTTATGGCTAAACATCTAACACTAACACAAGTAATGCAATACGGTAAATTAGACGAAAGAACTACTGGAATGTTGATAAAAGAACTTCCATTTGTAGACGGCGATAGGATCGCAGCTCATCTATCTCTAGCACATACTGAAGCGGAGAACATAATTCTACAGTTGGATAGAGGCGAGATGCCTATGTCGTCTTCGTTTGATAATAACGAAGTAATCGTACAAGAACTTGTTAGAAGGATGAGACAGCCTGATTTTAAATATGTTGTAAGTAAAAACCCAGAAATAGAGCAGAACTATCAAAGACAGTATGAGGATAGAGTAGGAGTTCTTAATCAAAAGGCAGAAGAACTTAAAAACGCCAATATGGGTATTATCCCTACTGGTGGACCTCAGATTAAAGTAGATGCTTACATCCCTGACCCTAAAAACCCAGCCAAGAGCATAAGGGCTACCGTAGACCAGACAAGTTTTGAGTGGTTCATAAAGCGATTGGGAGACCAAGGTTCTCAGATGGAAGTTTTAAACGACGCAGGGACACAGACCAAGATTGATATATTGAATACAACGCCAGCAGGCGGAGTAAATAACACAGGGGCAGCCACCCCGCCAGGAGCATTTTAATGAGTAAGGATCAGAAAAATCCACTAGATGACAAGATTGCTGAATTGCAGAAAGAAGCCGGTGTAGACGTTGGTGAAGAAACCACTGATGAGACTACAACGCTAGAAGCTACCGAAACAGAGGAATCTACAGAGGTAGAAGCTAAAACCGATGGAGAGACTGGGGGGACTTCTGAAGAATCCACAGAAGAAACTACAGAGGAGTCCACGGAACAATCCGAAGAAACAACATCTACGGATACCTACACGCCTAACTATAAGTTCAAGGTGCATGACCAAGAATACGAGATTGACCCTGAATTTAAAGACGTAATTAAGAGTAAGGAAGTTGAGGACAAAATCCGAGACATCTATACTAAGGCGTATGGGTTGGAAACTGCTCAGAAAAGTAGAGATAACTGGAAGTCTAAATACGAAGAAAATACAGAAAAGACTAAAACCTATTCTGATATTTTTGATGTTCCGTTGAAACTCTATAAAGATGGTAAAAAAACCGATGCGGTGCGATCCACGTTTTCAGACGAAGACATACTAGAGGCAGCCAGGCATCTTATAAGACTTAATCAGGCCCCTGCTGATGAACGAGACAGGTTAGAAAAAGAGTCTGCTGAGAGCAGAGACAGCTATGGCAAGCAAGACGAGATGAACGACATAATTAAGAAAGCTCAGACTGCTGAGTACAATGCTATCCAGGCACGGATAGACCTTGAACTTAGTAAGACTGAGGTTTCAGATGTTGCGAAGTTTATCGACAGCAAGTTTGGCGCAGATTCTTTTAGGAACGAGGTTAATTTGTACGGAGATAGTCAGTATAAAGCCGGAAAGCAAATCCAGCCTGATGAAGCAGTAAAGGTTGTATTTGAAAAGTACAAAACCATTTACACGCCTGGGGCTGCTGATAAAGCCAATCAGACAGTTAAAAAGGTCGTAGCTCCAAACGCAAGTAAATCTATTCCTAACCCTAAGAGTTCAGGAAGTTCAGGACGTACTGGGAAAGTCAAGTCTGTCGCAGATTACGACAGAATAATAAAGGAACTGAAAGAAGAATAAAATAAACATAAAGGAGAAATATTATGGCGACATCGAGATCATTTCAAGCAATGATAAATGATTATCTAACCACAGAAGTTCTCAGGGCCGAACTGCCTAAGAGAATGTTCCTGTTAGATAAAGTAAAGAAAGACGATTCATGGGTTGGTGGAAACGCTACCCAGGGTTATGTAGTACCTTTTGTTGGTGGAAGTGCCAGCTCGGTAACATTTGGTAGCTTAACTGCTGCTGGTGACATAGCTGAAGACCAGGACGTAAGAGGTACGGTAGACGTACAGCCTGAGCTTTGGGGTTCAATGATGTTCCACAGCAAGGACTTCATGCAACATGAAGGCAAAAAGAGGGAAATTTCCCTACTAGGTTCTATCAAGAGACAGGTAGATCCTTTTCTTAGTTTTGTTAAAATGGGACTAAGTGATGTTCTTCTAGGTGGACCACACTTCGCAACTATTATTGCTCTTACAGATGCAGCAAACGGAGTTGTTCAGATAGATAGAATTGAAAAAGTTACATTAAAACAAAAGATAGTCGTTCGAGAAGCTGCAACACCATCTGCTGTAGATGGTTATATCCAGGTGATTAACAAATCTGCTGGAACAATAACACTACACACAACCAGAGCTGGTGGAGCTGTTCTTGACGTAACAGCCGGTGGTCCTTTGACTGCTGCTCTTTTGGTTGGCGATGTGCTTTATTACGACGGTCTAGTAAACACTGGTACTGGAGCAATCCAGAACACCTTTAGCTCACTTAGAAGTATTCTTCTAACTGCTGCTAATGGTGGTGGCGCTACTCTATACGGAGAAACAAAGACTGCTTATCCGTTCCTACAGGCTCTTAACATTGATGGTTCTGCTGGCGATTATGCGATGACTTCTGCTAACATACTAGAGAAGTTGTTTTACATACACGCTCTTGAAACATCAATCAAGGCTAAGGGACTAAACGGAAAACAGGCTGATAACTGTCTTGTATCACCTAAGAACTATGCTGCTATAAAGATAGCTCTTGAAAAGTACAAAGGTCAGTATTTCACTGAGCCTGGAAATGCGAAAGCCAGCCCTTATTCTTGGAAGGAAATAACTGTTGGTTCTAAGGGCGGAGATATGCTTTCAATATCTATGGTCCCTGAAATGGCTAACGATATAATTCCATGTGTAAACTGGGAGTCAATGATTCTTGCATCTAATGGATTCTTTAAGTTCCATGAAGATCCTACCAACCCTGGTAAGATTAAGTATTTTGAAGCAAGAGCAACAACTGGTTATTCGTACATTGTAGATATAGCGTTTATGGGCGACTTGATAAATGTTTGTCCAGAAGCTAGTTCTATAATTCACAGCGTAGCGATATAAATTAAACGGTCTAGGGTAGAGGGTACAGAACCTTTGCCCTAGCTCCAATACGGAGGTATAAAATGAGTGGAAGAAATACAGAACTTGGCGCATCAGCGATATACGATCTAAATGCGATTGGTTATCCTGAGTACCAAAGAGGGCTAGGTACAGAACTAGCTGAACCAAAGAATTTGAAACAGAAGAACATAGACCAGTTAGAAACCGACGAAAATTTCTTCGGTTACTTTGATTGGTCACTTAAAGGTGGCGGAGCTGCTGCCGACACGGATACTGGTGTTAATGTTCTCAAAACTATTACAGGTAATAGCTTTGAAGTAACAAACATCTCTACGCAGACTATTTTTCAAGGTTTGCAGACAGCTAATGGCTGGGACTTCAGCGGTGACGCAACTAACGATGAAGGTTTTGAAATAAACCAGGGTATAGCTGCTTACTACGCAAAGCACGTCTTTACAGCAGGAACGGACAGATTTTACTTTGAAACCAAGGTAAAAATATCCGCTGTAGCTGAAACAGATACGTTCTTAGTGGGATTTAGAAAGGCAGAAGCACATCGTCCTGATTATAATGATTATGACGAAATGTGCGCTGTGAATGTAGACGCTGGTGACGTTGTAATCACTACAATTCTTAACAACGGCACGACAGCTACCGCTGATACGGCGTTGAACGTAGGAGACACAGAGTACATTACTACAAGAGTAGAGTACGATGTTGCTGTTGGTCTATCAAGTGCGATAGCTCTTTCTAACTCTCTAAAAGCAGTCTACACAAGGCACATAGCCAATACTGCTCAACACACGACTGCTGCTGATGCTACTAACGTAATAACTGCTGCTAACGCAACGGACCTTACGACTTTGATAGCATTGGTTACAGACCAGTTGACTCAGTATGATGTACACGAAGATGATTCTGAATTAGGAGCTGCATGGGCTTACCATGATGCTCAGGAAAGTGGAGACGATTCTCTAGTAACTGCTGCTGCTCCGACGACTTTGACAGAATGTATAACATATCTTAATGACCTTAAGACAAAGTTTAAAGGCCATGATGACGATGCTACATCTCACGGTGTTACTACTCAATTCCCTGTAAGTGTTGCATACGCAAGTGCAGCAACATTCTACTTTGGTATAAACACAACGACTATGACAAAGTACAACAACGCTGTAGCAGGCTTTGCATTTGATGCTGCTGAGGTTGTTCTACCGTTTATTAGTTATTTGAGAGCTGCTGGTAACCCATTAACTATGGAGTTGATGAGTTATAAAGTAGGACCTCTAGCGTAAATTAAATGGTTGGGGCTAGGGGGAAACTCCTAGCCTCGATTAACAGGAGATTAATTATTATGATATTCCGAAAAGAGTTGCTGAATGTAACAAACATGGCAGACGCAACATATCTAACAAAGGCACAAAGCCCTGATGGGTTTAGTGAAGTTGCATGGGAATTAATAGGTAACGGTGGAACGGGTACGGTAACTCTTAAGATATGGGCGACTATGGAAGACGATGCTACCCCGACGACTACTGCAACCGCTACTGATTATGTTGATGTGACACTAGACACTTTTGGTGTTGCTAATTACGTATGTGGAGCTGGTGTAACGACACGCCACCTAGTACAAGACGAACTAAAGAAACTAAGTAACTTTAAATGGCTAAGATGGCAATATATAGCTGCAACAGGTGGAGCCGACGATGCAGATTTAACCATCAAACAAGCATTTAGGGTAGGTGCCTAATGGGTAACACATATTCAGGGTTTGCACTTCCAATAAGATTAGAAGTAACTAAGGCTTTGGCTGGTAGCGCTGCTACTGAGGCCATTAATCTGTTCAGTGTTGTAGGAAAGGTTTGTGTTAAAAAGATCTACGGTATTGTTACAGACGATACAACACTAGCGAACATGACTGACTGCCATTTTAATCTACGTGATGGAGCAGATGTTCCTTTAACTAAAGCAACAACTCTCGTAATGAGTACGGCTGTTGTTGGAGCGCTTGTTATTAAATACGCAGCAGCAGCAGCTAATGCTGGCTTTTTAGACGGAGTATTAGCGGGGGTGCTAGAAGGTAACACGCCTATAGTTCCTTTTGCATTTACAATAAATCAAAAACCAGCCGTCGCTACATACATACAGTGGGTTTATACAACCACTGACGCACCTATCGCTGCTGCGATGAAGTTTTTTGTAGAGTATGAAGGGATAGATGGTGGATATTTAACCGCAGTATAACAGGAGAGATTTATGAACCTATACGGAGAGCTTAAAGGCGCTCAGTTTGAAAACGTAGCGACCCTGCCTGCAAACGCACCAGATGGTCGTGTTGTTAGACTTACAACTGATGGCTTCTATTATGTATCAGATGGTACTAACTGGACTAATATAACTGAAAAAGAAGACGATAAAACCGAAAATATCGCTGCTTTAGATATAGATTGGTCGTTAGGTAAGGTCTTTAAGAAGTTTATCGACGTTAATACTGCTTTTACTTTTAGTAATCTATTTGACAGAACAATAACTGTAGTTATAACCGAGACAGATAGCAAGACAGTAACATGGCCTGCTTATGTTGTTTGGGAAGCTGCTGGTGCGCCTACACAGACTGTTTTAAAAACAGACGTATATGAGTTTAAATATGTTGACGGTAATATATATGGTAAAAGGATACGTACAGCTTGCGTTGGTGGCTGGCCTTATGGTTTGTTAGGAGATTTAACTGTAGGAGCTGGTATAACAACCGAACTACCAGGTGGGGAAATATATGACTATGACAATGTAACAGTAGCTGCTACTGGAATACTTAGATTTACAGGGGATACAACTGCTTGGACACGTTTAGGTGTTAAAACAAACATAACAGTTGCCGGAACTATTGAATGTAAAGGAAGTACTGCTGTTGGTGTCAACGCCATTATCACGCCTGATAATATAAGCGTAACAAATACGATAACACAGAAAAACGGTGGGGCTGCTGGTATTGGTGGTTGGCCTTTTAGTCTTGGTGTTGGTGGAGCTGCTGGTGCGCAGTCTGCTGGTAAAGGAGGCGGTGGCGGAGGCGGTGGCTCATATACTGCTGCTCATTATGCTTCTACTGGTGGAGCGGGTGGTTCTGGAACTATTGGTTCCGATGGTACTGGTACTGGTGCTGGTACTGGTGGTGCTTTAGGAGCAACTACTGCGGGTAGTAATGGTGCTGTTGCTCTTGGTGGAAATGGAGGTAAGGGTGATTCAGGAGGCGGTGGCGGTGGTGACGCTCTTGGTGTCAAAGTCGGAGGCGGTGGCGGAGGCGGTGGCGGAAATAAGGGAACGCACGGTA